CATTTTGAAACCGGCCACCATCGTGAAGCTTTTCGACAGCATCGACGCCTGGCGCAAACCGCTGCGCGTGGAGCAGATAGCGCTCACCAGCGAAGCCGACGTGCGCGGACGCACCGGATTTGATGCAATGTTCTTAACGGTATTTTCAGTATTACCGGCTGCGTTAACCGTGATGTCGTGTCCATGAGAACCTATAGCAACGGTATGGTTATGTGAACCAATAGCTACAGTATGATTATGTGCGCCTATAGCTACAGTGTGCGCATGCGCTCCTGCACTGGACGTGGCACCTGTCCCAAGTCCAGAGTTATAACCCGCAGAAACGCCATTGCCTGCGCCAGTATTCCCTACAGCAATACTGTGTGCATGGGCACCAGTATTGCTGGTTGTTTTGGTCCCATGGTCGAATGTAGTTACCGTTTTTGCTCCGTGATCGAATGTTGACACGGACTTTGTCCCCAAATCCGTACTTGAGGCGCTGGCTGTGTGGTTATGCGACTTTATGCCATCCTGCTCATAAGAGAGCTCCGCTCGACCATTCGGTTTACCCTTAATCGTCTGCCCTCGCATGTCCGGGATAACACCAGTCGGATAAGCGAGTGTAAGTAATGGATAGGCCGCTTTATTAAAGGCTTGCCCCTGCATTAAAGCGTATCCGATTGGAGTTGAATCTGATGGCCACGGAATTGGCGCCCCGATCGGGAAAGCATCATCGGGCATCCACGGCGTCCAGGGGGATGTTGAATACTTACTGCGTGAATAGCTTCGCGAGCTGCCATATACACGATAAACCTGTGTGACTCCTGCACTTTTCAGTACCATTAGAGAGCCGGCACTATTCTCCGGGTAATTTAGTGCTGCATTGGTGTTTGCGTTCGCACCCTGAAAATAAAGACCAGGCACCTGGTAATTATCCAGATTCTGATTCTCACCAATCTCCACAACCTGGCCGTTGAAAATATCCTGAGCTGTGACATTGATGTCCGTAGACAATTCATGACCATTAACTCTTCGCGTTGATTGTACAGCGCCAGCAGCAAGTTTTATCGTTTCTACCAAGCCGAGGTTTTGTTGAAATAATGCAACATTTGGAATGTCACCGCCGTTCCGGTCTTTAGATAATCGTGCATTCGCATTATCCATTACGATTTTAACTGCGTATGGGGTAGCAGCCTGCGTTTCACTGGTGCTGTTCACTGCGCTGCTAAGTTGAACCAGCCCTCTTTGCAGTGTCGTGCCAACAAGGACACCTATGGATTCCCGCGATGTTTTTTGTGCTTCCGCACCCCGCGCTTTTATCTCTTTCAGGTACTGGTCTATGCGCAGGAATAACCCGTCGCCTGTTGCAACATTAAGTGTAACATTCGAGGTATCTGATACAGCCAGGCGAAACTGCATATTGACGCTGACTCCGCCAACAGGCTTATCGATAGATGGGCAGTTTGCCACTGCGTACAGTTCTCCGGCATCAGTCAATAAACCGACTTCTCGAACGGTGAACCCACCTATCCCGGTCGGCAGAACGATTTTCGCCATTAACTGCGCGGACTGTTCCGGGGATACCACCAGCTCTGCAATATCTCCCCGGTACGTTTCATTGATTAACCGGATTTGCGCCGGATCTGGCTTGACCTGCTTGCCATTGCTGTCACCCACTACAAAGTTGGTCAATACAATTAGGCTACCATTGGCAAGAGCCTCTGCTTCCAGTTCTTTACCCCGGTTAGTAATAATTGAGTAGTAATCAGCCATGAGATTCCCCGGCAAAAATGTCCACATCGATATGCGCTGTTGTCGCACCCGATATATAAAAAGCCCCGTCCATACCTACATTCGCCATCACATCGATTTTGCTAAGGTAGCTGCGCAGGTTCTTGGCCCGCTCGGCAAGTTGGCGGATCTGATGATAGAGAGCATCACTGACCACCTCACTGCTTTGTACTTCGATCCGAAAGGTGTAAGGTTCAGCCCGCGGGGTGTCTTCCCACCACTCCACCACGGTCGTGGGCAGGTTCACCGACCCGAGAGAACGGCGTACCGCTCCGGCCGTTCCCCTGTGCTGATGAACATATGCGGCATCTTTTATCACCTGTCGCTTCTGCACCTCTGTCCAGCCGTCATCCCAGAAATCAACGGCATGCTCCCAGGCCAGCCAGGGGAGAAGATGCGCCGGACATGTGTCAGGATTTTTGGCATTACGCACCATATTGGTATTGAGGGTGGCGATTTGCTCAGCACTGGCCTTCTCCTGCGCCCGCTCCTCATGAAATGCTCCAGGAGGCAGCAGAGATCGAAACTTAGCCGTCATTACTACTTACCTCTCTACGGGTGACATTTATGGCGGTACACCAGGGCGCTTTACCCGCTTCCGCTTCCAGATCTGCTGCCGGAGATATCAGCCTTACCCGTACCACACCGGATTGCTGCAGCGAGGCATAAATAGCGGACAGAGGGACGACAGTTTTAATCCGATGGGAAAGCGTGGTGTATGACCGTAAAACATCGATAGCGTTATTCAGCACCGTATTGGCGTCCGGTCCTTCCGGGATCTCCAGCTCCGCCGTAACGGCATAGTTTGCGATCGTGGCACTTTTAACCGTCACATAGTCCGTTAACGGGCGGATTTCATCCGCATTCAGTGTGCTGTCAACCTTTTCAAGCAGGGTTTTCTCCGCCGTCCCGTCTCCGGTACGTGACAGGACATAGACATCAACGTATCCGGGCAGGTTATGGGTTTCTGGCCCATAGGCATCAGCATCCAGCACATCCGTATCGGCAGACTTCGCGTGAAAGCGGTATGCGTTACGTGCGCCTGCTGTATTAAGCTGTGCCCATGAAAGCTGAATACGTTCGCGGAATGCTGCATCGTCTTCGAGTTCAGGCTCGACTGGTGGAATAGCAAGCGGATCACCGGGCTTAATCACCTGCCGTTTAACGTTGAATGCGGCACCAATCTGGTCAAGGTCAGCATCTTTTGCACTCGCCAGAAATACCGCCCGCACGGCATCATTAACCCGCTGAAAAGCCAACGTCAGCTGGTAGGCATTCACCTCCCCCTGTTTAAACGTCGGGTCGGATTCCACCAACGCATCAAACTGCTTATCAAGCTCCCGCAGTCGCGCCAGCCAGCGGGTGAAGATTTCAGCCGCATCCGGCACCACAATGGCATTCGGCACCTCCAGTTCGGACAGGTTGATCACGTCATAGCTACTTGCCATAAATCGTTATGTCTCCCGTTCTGACAGGTAAATTGGTTTCCTTGTTGATACCTTCAACATCCAGCACACAGCCCGACGTCCCTTCAAGAAAGGAAACGAGCACACGTGTTACCTTCAGCCGCGGCTCCCACCGGGCCAGTGCGGTCGCTGACGCGGCGATTATTTGTAGACGGGCTAGATCATCCCGCGGGTTATCCACCAGCGAAAACAGATCACTGCCATAGTCCCGGACAAGAACCCGGCTCCCGATGGGAGTGGTAAGTATGTCGCTGACGGACTGGCGCAAATGGGCGACGCCGGACAGGCGTTTACCGGTCCGGCTGTTTACACCGTTCATAATGTTTTTCCGTATGAGGATCGCCAGTAGGCGGAGAGTTAACCGAAATAATCCGGGCCAGTTTTATCCTTGCTGCCGGATTTTTTGGAAGATTTCGCAGGCTTGCGAATATCAACTACCAGGTTGTAGGTGTAGCTGAACCCGCCAGGCGTAAGGGAATACACCAGCGATTCCACCACCCAGGCACGATCTTCTCGTTCGCCAAAGCCAGACGTGGATACGCCGGATTCTGCCGTAAGCGGGACATGTTTCGGGCGGCACGGGCCCGTCACCGTCATTTTCTGCTCATTGCGCTGAGCCTGCGTTTTTTTCGATTTGGCCTGCTGGTCAGCAGTCTCCTTTGCGGGCTGGGTGAAGGGGTTCGCCATCGAGGGTCCATCATGATCAACCTCGGTAGTTTTAGTCTTCCCATCCGCTTCATCGTAATAGCGCACACCGATTTTGCCTGATGACTTACCGCTGCTGCTGGTCGCTTTCCCCGTCGAACTCCCCCGCTCGCCCTCACTGTATGACCAGTTTGAAACTTCCTCGGGGGTGATAACCACCCCCCCGGTTTGTTCACCTGAGGCGTTAGCCGTTGCGCCCTGTCGGAGAAAAAGCCAGTATCCGCCGGATGGTTTACTGACAGCATTCCAAGTCCGGGCAAGCCGGGTCAGCAAGTTGGCGTCGGACTCCGCCACCTGATCAACATGGTCAATATGGATGTTCGCAAGCTCCGTAGCCACTTTCGGTACCAGACCGTTTTCGGTGGCCACGGTTTTAACCAAATCCGCCAGGCGCAAATTGTCCCAGCTTCGGGTTTTCTGACTAAGCACATCACCAGGCTGTTTCTGCGCATTCATGGGCGCGGCCGTTGCATAAATTTCCACACGCCGGGGCGGACCACTACTGCCAACGCCGGCTACGACGAACCAGCCCTTATCCACTAGTTGGTCGTTGAAGCCCAGCGCCACGCGTAGCCGTGCACCTTTTGTCGGTAGGTGGAGGGTTTCTGAAAGTAATGTGATCTTCAGCTCATCCGCTTTCGCCGTGGCGCCGCCGTAATCTGTCAGCGTCATCTCTGCTAAGCTCTGCTGCAGCGCCCGAGTGATATCCTTTCCCTCCGCGCTGACGCTGAACGCTGGCGCGTATTCCGGTTTAACAATCTGTTCAGTCATTTTAATCCCATAGGCTGAAGACCGAGTCCTGAACCGGAGGTGCCAGATCCGGCAGCGTGATAAAGAGACCTGAAGGGTAAACCGCGCCGATATCAGCCAGCCCCGGATTCGCTTCAAGAACCTGTGTCACGAAATAAGAAAGATTTTCGATGCCGTAATGCAAAGCGCAGACTGCATCCAGCACATCACCGTCACGGGTTTGATATGTCGTCGGCATAATGTTTCAGCGTCATCGTCCAGTTTTTATTTCGGTGGCCACCACCTGGCAGGAAACGGTTTGTCGTGTCGGAGAAGTCGATCACTACCCACCAGCCCAGCACATCCCCTTCACCGCTGACCAGTTGCTGTGGCTTGTTCTGGTCAGCGAGATCATAGAGATCGTTAACGGCATCCACCCCCTTACGGAAGAAAGCATGCGATTCACCTTCAAGCCGGACGGTTCGCCCTGGCTTGCCGGTATACTGCAACAGGTCCTGTTTGCCGATACGCTCCTGCTCGCTCCATCGCCAGCTGGCTTCACGGGTCAGCTGATTATACGCCGTGGTATCGATGGAAAAGGCGAAATCGCCCAGCATCAACATCACCCGGGCTGCCTGCGCGCCACGAGCCGCGCTGGCACCTGCCTGGCCGAAGTCATCGAAGATCGGAATAATTTCACTCACCAGATTTGTCCTCCATCCAGCATGCTGCTGTCACCCGTAAAAGCCGTGTTGCTTTTCGTCACAGCCTCTACCTCATCAGCTATCCCCCGCTCGTCCTGCCCCGGTGCGCCGTGAATTTCAAACCGGTATTCGAACCGGCGGTTGTCTGTCAGTTGCCGGGGCACAGGTGCGGTATCCGCTGTATCCAGTTTCTGCAACAACATATCCCAGCGACCTTCCGCATCCGTGCCGGCATTCCCCCGGCTGCCGTCAGCATTGCCGGAAAGCGGAACGGTACGCGGTACGCCGGTCTGCCGGCGTGAGTCCGGTTCCGTTCTACCCAGTACCACCTGCGGTGATGTTTCTGGCGGTAATGGCGCCAGCAGGGTCTGGGGGTAATTATCCCAAGCCTTCGGGCCAGTCCCGGGCGTGACAGACTGCTGCTGTGCCGGCTTCATTAACCCATTCGGCCCGAAAAGTCCGCCGCTGTTCTCATGGGTCAGATACTTATCGAGGGTGGTGTCGAATGCCTCCTCGTCATCACGGAAAAAGCCCCGCGTATCCTGGTAAGATTGTTTCACATCGTCAGGCAGTTCCGGCTTTTCCTTCAGTTGCTGTTCAAACCATTCTCCCTGGCCATTTCGCTGCGCAGTCATACGGGCAATATCAACCGAGCCGGTCATGGCCAGCGATTTGAGGACATCGCGCTGATCGCTTCGCTCATCCGGCAGCATCCAGGACAATTTTTTTGCCAGCGCGTACACCACCTTCCCGACAAAAACAATTCCCTGCCCAAACGTCAGCACACCCGGATAGAGATCATTGCGAAGGAAACTGACAATGCGTTTGATCCCGCCGCCTTTGAACCACTCCGCCAGATCATCAGTGAGATGGCGAACATCCGGTGCCAGCTCGTTACCTAACTGGCCGGAAATTTCCGCCATTGCAGAAGAAAAGACGGTCTTCAAATTGGTAATGGCGCGGTTGCCTTCCATCGCACCTTCAGCTCCCTCTTTCGTGACGAGGTTATACCGGCGCTGCTCGTCCATCAGATCGCGGTAACTCTTCCCGGACTGCTTCATCAGCATGAGCAGTTTGCTGGCCTCACCACCAAACAGTGAATCCAGCGCAAACGAGGCTTTCGATTCATCCTGCAGGCTGAGCGCACGCTCAACGATTTTCTCAAACTGAGCCATATCGCTGAGCCCGGCTAAGTCTCCCGCCTTAAACCCCAGCGTATCAAACGCGTCCTGAAGCGATCCCTGCTTGCCGTTCTGCTTATACTCCCCCGCCTTGTGTAGATACTCCTCGAACAAATCGCCGATGTTCTCCCCGTTCATGTCGTATTGTTTTGCGAGCGTATCCCAGGCATCAAACGTCGGAATGTCTACGCTATAACTTTTCGCCACACCGGCACGCCGGGCCGTCTCCGCGTTGGTGGTCGCCGGGGCAATCAGGGTGCCCAGCGCGGAAGCCACCATCCCGCCCCCGCCGATCGCCAGCCCCGGGGCCACCATACCGCCCAACTGACCGGCGATACCGAGCCCACGGCGAAAGAGACCTTTACCGGCCCCCTTGAACGCAGCCAGCCGTTGTGTCTTCTGCATCTGCTGGTTAAGTTTCTGCTGATCGGCTTCAGTTTTGCGGATCTCACGGGATACATCGCTGTAACGCCGCTTAAGATCGCCAAGGCTTTGCCCGGCGAGCTTTGCCCGCTTGATTTCCGCTGCCAGCTTCGCCTGATCTTTCGTCAGCTTTTCCGACTGCTTACCGACATCCTTCAGGCTTTTTTGCAGGCCGTTAGCTGAACGGCTCCATGAACTATCAATATTACCGCCAAAGGTAATTACGGCCTTAAGGTTCTGGCTTAATCCGGCCACGATTTACCGCCTCCACTTCGTCAGTGAGAAAATCAGAAAACACGCTGAACGGCATATTCAGGTATTCCGTCATGGGAAAATGCAGGCGCCGCCCGAGAAAGCGGATCGCCCGGATCAGGCTTTTTTCGGTCGCTCCGCGGGCGGGAGCATAAAAACATTAAACGCGTCCAGCAGCTGTGCATAATCCGCCGCGGTCAGTTGCCAGATATCCTGCTCGCTGAGATTGCACAACAGGGCAATCATGCGCGCTTCTTTTTCTTCTTCACTGCCGCGATCTTTGGAAAAGGCGATACGGTCACGCACCAGCGGCTCGCGCAGCGTCACCTGTTCGAGCAGGCCGCCGCTTTCATACGAAACAGGGGAGTAAAGTTTGATAACGCGGGTTTCACCAGGAAAAGACATATTTATCTCCATGAAAACGGCCCGCAGGCCGTTGTCTGTTTTTTATTAAAGGCGGACTTTCGCCGCCAGGCCGGACAGGACATCTACGCCATTCACCCGTCGCGCAAATTGCTCGGTATCAATGGCAAACAGCTCTCGGCCATCTTTGGTCTGGCGGTAATAGCTCACTGCGATTTCCACCGTGATGGCATTTTCGGACAGACTATCCTTACCCCGCGCATCCGGCGTAACGGTCTGCACAAAGCCTTCGATCTCCTCAATGGTGCCCAGAGCGGTACCGTTCGCCAGATAACCCTGATAGGCCGTAAAGCGCGGGCGGCTGCCGCTGACAAACCCAAATGCAGTCAGCATGTCCGTATCGATACCGTAGAATTTCAGCTGACAGGTCAGGGCCTCCATGCCGTCGTCCACGGGAGAAGGTGCATCCTGCGCGCCGGTTCGCAGGTCTGTTTTAACGATGGACAACGTCGGCGGCGTGAATTCATGCGCGCCCTGAATGCGGATCCCCTGCCTGAAGAAGGTCCAGACGCGTAACGTGTTTTTTTCGCTCATGCTGCCAGCATCTCCTCAAGTGCATAGTTGTTATTTACCCGGACACGCAAGCTGATAAGTTCAGTCGGCGATTTCGGACCGAAGTCATAGTTGATATAGAGCACGCCCGCCGCCATGCTCTCAGCGGTATTAAGCTCTTCATCCAGCCATGCGCGGCCGCCAAAAATGGCCCCGAGCCCGACCAGCTGGCGCATGTAGGCATTGATGGTGCCGATGATGTCGTCGGCGTTCTCCCGGTCCAGCGGGCGGTCAACGTATTCCAGCATCGTTTCCTGAATACTGTCCTCGATGACGTCGGCAGTGCGACGAACTGATTCAAAACGCCACTGCGGGTCGGTACCGCACAGGCGGTTCCCCCAGTGTTTAAACCCCGCCCGGCGGATAATGGTGGATACGTTCTGCATGTTGAGCAGGTTGGCGTCGCAGTTTTCATCGCCCAGAATAAATTCGTCGATCTGCTCCACTCCGAGGATGTTGTTAATGTCCTGGTTGGATTTGCTCCACCACCATCCCTTTTCAAAATCGATGCGGGCGCGAAGCCCCGCCGCGAATGCTGAATACGGTCGGTAGACCAGCTGGCCGTCGGCGTTGCTGACCTGCACGCGTGGGCGCAGCAACTCGGTGCGCATGCCATAGGACTGACGGCGCTGCACCACCTCCTGCAGCGTGGCACCCCTAGCGCAGTCAACATACGCCACCGCCCGCAGCTTGCCCGCAACGGTCTCCAGCGCCTTGCCCACGGCATCATCCTCGCTAAATCCCGGCGCAATCACGATACGGGGCTGGTACGTCGTCACGGATTTGGCAGACGACAGTGCGCCGATCCCGGCCAGCACCGCTGCCCGTTGTTTTTCCGCGTTTTGCGCATCAGCGTTTTCAGCAACGCGGACCACCACCGTCAGGGCATTTCGCTGGTCGTTGATTTCGGTCAGCGCCTGTTTTAGCGTGCCCTTGTCACCCAGTCGGGACAGCATCGTGGTACCCACAATCGCAACTGGCGTATTCAGCGGGAACGGCTCATCTTCGCCGCCGGCCAGCTGCAGGCTAAACGGAGAGACAATTCCGCTGCCGGTTCCCAATGCCGTCACTTTCGTGTCCGCTACTGCATCGATGGCAGTAACTACGTCTGCAGGGGTTGCTTTCAGCTTGCCACTTTCATCACAGCCCAGCGTGATGCTCAGGGTTGTAGCAGCGGCGTCCCAGACGGCAGCCGTCTCCACCTCTGCGGGATTTTCCGCATCGGGAACGCCAGCCGTTGCGTTAACCACCAGAACATTGCCAGCTCTGCCGACGAGCGTCGCGGAAAACTCCACAACGTTGTCCAGTATTGGCGTCCCGACGGTACCCACTGCCGGACTACCAGCTGAGGCATCCGGCGCGGTACCCACCAGACCGATAATGGCCGTCTGGATCGTCGTGACCGCGACCGTACCCGACGTCAACTCGATCGTTTCTACACCATGTAAATTCGCCATTCATTTTCTCCAGGCATAAAAAAACCTGCCGCGGCAGGTCACATTTGTTGATTGGGGGGATTTGTGGTTCCGCCACCGTCACTATTTTCTTTGTGGTCATGCCGGTTATAGGTTTCGCGGATCCCGCTCATTTTTCCGGTACCGTCCGAGATCTCCTGTGTCGCCCCGATATTTCCGGCCACGCTCGTGTCGGAATTTATCTGCGTTTTCCCCTGAACAGTCAGGGTGTCGGTGATTTCCACAGGGCCGTCCAGCGTACCCTTACCGATGATTTTGTATCTTCCGCCCTCCGCCAGGGTGATGGTCAGTGCATGCGCGGCACGGTCATATCGGATCTCGGTACCGTCGCCGTACCGGGTAATATGTTCGCTGTCGCTACCCTCCGGTACCGGCAGTCCGCCGGTATTCCAGCCGGGAAACACCCGGCCATTATTCAGCTCGCCCGCCTCCGACAGCACCGTGACCGCATCGCCCACCGCATAAGGATTCGAGTCTGCCCGGTTCGTACCTGAAAAGCCCTGGCAGAGCGGCAGCCAGGTGGTGGTGATGTCGCCAAGGTCCACCCGGCATTTCGGGATACCGTCGTGCTTTACGGAATGAATAACACCACGCCGGACGATATTCGCCAGGCGGCGCTGCAAATCGCCCTCAATATCACTCATCGGGTTTGGCCTCGTAAATCAGCTGGTAATCGTCTACGTGCGCGCGACCGATATCCGGCGCCTTGCCAAGCCATGCCGATTTCAGCGGGGCATTCAGCTGTGCAAACGGATCGGCGCCAAAGGCGGCAGACTGGGTGAAGGAAATTCTCCAGACCAGATAGTCATCCATGCGAGGATCGAACTCATCGCGTGCCGCATCGATAAAAATGGCGGGCTCCAGATGCGTCAGGCCGAACTGCTGGCCGTCAATCCACTGAGTGATATCGGCTGCCGCCGTTCGAAGAAAAATTTCCGGCCTGCTGATGCCCACGCCTGCCGCATCCACGACAACGGATAAATCGCAGGAGAGATTTACGTTGAGCTGCCCCTCGTTGCCTCCGCCCTGCTCCCAGCTGTTAATGGAGAAATACACCGCAGGTGTGGTCAGTCCGGTAAATCGAGGCACGTTTTTTTCCGGATAGGCATCGGCGTCGCGCACCCAGTCAATTTTTTTCAGCGCGCCGGTGACGGCATCGTGATACTGGCCCAGCAGTAATGGCTCAGCCATGGTTCACCTCAGACAGAAATACGGGCTTTCACGCGCCCGCGCAGATCGGTTTCAAAGTGATGCATGAAAATCTCCATCGCCTCCGCAAAGGCGTTATCTTCGATGTAGTTCAGCATCGGCTCATAAATATCAACTTCCGCCTCGCGGGTGCGGCGCGTGTCAGGATCGCGAATAACCACCGTTCGCCTGTTCTCACGACGGGATCGTGCCACTTCCCCATTATCAAATGTGCGCGGGGTAAGCACGCTGCCCTTTGGCATAAACCCGGCATTGTCCGCCTGGCGTCGCGCCTTGATAAACCGTCCGGTGGATTTTTCACGTCGGGAATGGCGAGGCCGCACCCGCCCATTAATCCGACCTTTAAGATCTTTGACCTTGATGGCATTCAGGCCGAACCAGAGACGAAAGTTATCCAGTTTTGACTGAGATGCGCGATCAAGGCGAAAGGAAAGCAGGCGTCGACGAACAAGGTCCAGGCTGCGGGGGGCCAGCCCGTCCTTCAGGTCTGCCATCGCTTTTTTACGCAGGGTAGCGGCGGTACGTTTCAGAGCGCGGGAATACGCTGCCCGAAACTGCTTATGGGTGGCACCAATGTGCTCAGCTATCCGCCAGATGGCATCCACATCGATATCGACAGGTAAATCCCGCCGCAATCTGGAGTCACGCGCCATATCAGCTCCACTTATTGATGTCCGGCTGCACCTTACCCGGTGCGCCATACGCCAGCGTGACGCGGGTGCGGCCTTCTTCATTAGCCCCGACATGCGTCACACGATAAGCCGTGCCGTTGATTTCCACGCCGTGGTGCTTCTCAAGCC